GTCCGCTCCAAGTGCTTCTTTTGAAGAACGGGTTCTTCACCCGCATTCAAGAAGTACTTCATGAGAGCCGCGTGGCCGTCAATGACGTCCTCACGGTAGACTGGCTTGACCACCATAGCCTTAACTACTGGCTTTTGATGATCAGGACACAGTTTCTGGTAGGTATACTCGTTGCGAAACGAGCTCCAACCCAGACATGGCGATGACTCTAGCACGTGGGGTAACGGCCCAAAAAGGGCCTCAGCCTCATCACGCACCCGTCTAGCTGCCGTCCACCAACCTTTTGTGTAAAGTTGATTGGCGAAGGCGACGAAAGAGATCACCGCGGAAGCGTTCCGCCTACCTGCTGGAGGCAAATTACGGAGATAGACAGGTGTTACGTCTATTCCGTTATAAGCATCCATTCCACAGGACTCTCTGAACCTTCCGGTCCAGAAAGACTTGTGTTCATTCACCTTCAACCCAAAGGAGTTTAGGGCAAAACAGATAGGAAGCACCTCGTCACAGGGGACAATAAGATCATCCCCATAGACGTACACCTCACGCGAAGCGAAATTGATCGCATGAGGCGTTGGTGGTAAGTTGAGCGTAATCAACCTTGCGGTAATCAACACTGTATAGAACAGCATTGATTCCATGGGGAAGCATAACGCTGAACCCATCGACGCGAACTTGCAGAGCGAAATAACATTGCCCTGCACGGACGCCCTCATAGACCGGGTAGCGAAGACTGCATCCCTAAGGTAGGGGACAGCCTGTAGCATCCTGTAAACGAGGTCCTTATGCACTCTATCGCTGGCTTCGGACAAATCTAGAGTGGCCAATCGACCACTTTTCGATGCCATCCGTGCCATCTGCTGATTGATCGTCTGGTCACGAAAGTTAATGTGACCTCGCGTATGCTTAGCTTGCTCGATCATTTCCATGATCGGATGGGCCAAAGCCTGCTGTGTGTACTGTGTACACACTGGCTCAATCGCAATAATGCGTGGAGTTTTAAGGGTCTTAGGAACGGTGACAACCCTAACGGGTTCCTCCATTCCGGGTTCGACGAACTCTACGCCAGCCAGAGGATCACCCACGTCAACGCCATATGGATTTGACATCCCATAGGCAGAAAACGGAAATGACGCCTCTAGCCTGCGATGCCACCGCTTCTGAATATATTTCTGATTTCCAGAAATCTTCTCAGCGGTTGCACCTGGACCGTGACGCGGAATTAGATGCTCTCCTTCTTGGATCTTCCGATCCAGAGGACCGAGAGTCTGACTCCAAAGCACGTCAGCCACCTTACCGAAGAGGGAATAAACCTCAACGGGCAAAGCGGCCATCAGGCCATTGAGCTCGTACTCACACTTGTAGAACCCATCGTAGGCCTTTTGTACTCGATCTTTTGAGCACTTAAGGTTAACTTTCTTCCACATCAGGCATAGCTGCCTAATGCACAAGATTGCTTCTACGTCGGGCTCATCAAGCAACTCACCAGTACCAGGGTCAAACACCCTCGCGAGCAAACCCCACAACAGTGTGGGGAGAGCAGCCTTCCTCCTAAAACCTAGGAAGTCGGCAGGCGTGACCAATCCACGGTCAAGAGATCTTTCGAAATCTTTTCCGTAGTTCGGTAGGGTAATTGTCAAGAACGACAATCCCTCATGTTTGATCCTCCGGGACATAGTAATATAGTCCCGGTGGGTGTCGGTGCCGCATCGTATGCTGGTATTATCCAGCATACACTTCAGAAGCCACATAAGGCTTTTCATCATTCACTCCTCCTTACGGTGGGGCTAAATGAATCCATAGAACCTTGGTTGACTTCCCTAGCTCATAAGAGCTATGCTCCCCCAGTGTGGGGGGGCACAACAGAGGATGGGTTCAGCTTTTCTCGAGATCGAAGACCAAGAAGGTCAACGAGTCTCACTGCTGCCGACCGGTCGATCCTTAAGGGAATCGATTACGGAAGGCAGCTCGTGGACGACATCGCGAACCGCGTTGCCGTCAACGGTGCAAGACGCCAGGATGATGGTTATCGTCGTGAGACAGACAACCACCACCGCAAGCATCTCGAGATTAGCTTTCACCACCCAGCACCTTCAAGGCGTTGGCCGACGTCAGCCAGGCGACAAGACCGAGGATATCGTCCTTCAGCTCCGTGTTCGTGAACCCAGCGATGGGTGCATCGATCACGAGGTAGACGGAATGCGATACCTCGACATTGTTCGCCGGAATGAACGGATCCGCAGTGGTCTTCCGGCGATTAAGCCGGATAGTCCGACGGTTCCGACTCCGGTTTTCCTGATGAGCGATAACAAGCTCATATTCGCCGATGTCCTCCCGGTAAAGGGATTTCATGGGCTCTCGGGAAACTGCCGGAAGCGTCTGCGCCACCGCATTAACGGTGACTGTTTGGGGGTCAGAGAACAAAGTTCATGGCTCCTAAAGTTAGTAGTTGGTACTTCAGAGGGTTCTACCCCCTGTAGGATCCTACCAGTTCCGGGATATCCCTAGAGCTGAGAGGATTAGCGCCTGTTTCCCAGAAAGGGATTGAGGCGTGAAACCAAAACCATATGGAGACGCAAAGCTCCTCCGTTTGACGTGCTGAATTGTCTCGCTTTCACACGAGATATGCCGCACGCCAGACGATGTGAGGATATTGACGCTTTCGTTACAAACATAGTGGAGTTTCCACTCTGACATAACGTAGGCGTACTCTGCGACTAGGTTCTCGGCTGCGTTTTCACTGAGGTTGTTGATAACATCCCCAATGTTAACGAAATAGTCGATGAGCCAGCTCCAAGGTAGTACTTCCCACAACAGCGAGGCACTCGGAAAGAGTCCGATGAGCTTTGCTGCTGACCTGAGTTGACCCTGGTCGGTGTCCAAATCCGGAATAAAGTACCGGAACTTGGCGCTAAACCAGGACTTCTCGTGGGTCGACGTCGTTAGAGTACGACGTCCGTAGGAAGAGCCCGCCTGAGTATGATAAAATGGATGGATCGAAGGGAACATCGGATGAAAAACCGACGACTCTGCGACGTCCACATCAGACTCTTGCGACACTATGCCTCCTCTCCGCACTGGTTTGCCGTTGTCGCGCTTAAGTTGCGCTAGACGTTTCTCCAGCATGGCCTGTACCCCTATTAGGGATCGCAGATCGCGAAGGAAGGGAGCCCAACCAAACTCGGCATTGAGATAATCTTTGCCAAGTTCTTTATACGAATAGTGCTTATCCCGGAAATATCTTGCGATACCCGGGAGTGAGTTTAGGAGTCCCGATGAAACGAGACCCTTGCTCACCGCTATAGGTATGGTTGGAATGCGACGCAGCTCGATTAGAGCTTGCCCCAGTGACACGCCAGGTTTCCCTGGCTTGTATCTATTCCATCCCTTAGACCCAACGACGTCAGCCGTCGGGAGAAAGGATTCGTAGCCATCAGTTGGTGGGAGGCTTCCGCCATACCACCAAGTTGCTGGCCACTTAGAAGGAATAAAAGAGCCCGTATACTTTCCCCAAAGGGAATTATTGAGCTCTACTGAGGCACTCGGACGAAAGTTCATCTCTCGATGAACTATATACAGAGACCCCCCAGACTTGTAGGGAGGTCCCGGATTCGTTCGATCGTAGCATAGTGAAGAGCGAGGTTGAGTGCAAGTTGCATAGCTGCCATTTGGCATCCAGCGACCCAAGGTAAGGGTATTTAGCCCATCACCTTTCAACCTAACTCGGCCTACCATGGTTTTCTCCTGAGGTGTGTTTGGTTCCAAGCCACCGAGTGGTGACTCTGAGGTTGCGCTCACCGCGCCGTCCAGCTCCCGAAGGGGGC